CACGAGTCCCGTGGCTACATCCAGAACTGGTTGCAGGGCGCGGAGATCACCGACAAGACAGCCCAGCGTATTTTTAGTGCGGCCAACAAGATTCTCGAGGCTGGTCAGGATAAGGGAAAGTCCCTAGAAAAATAAATTGAGCGAGGGGGTTGACAGCCCCCTTGTTTAATGTACAATTACACCTAAGCACCGAATATCTCGATGCTACAACAGCGAATCAGGAGCGAACCATGACACACCCATTTGAAAAAGCAGGACTAGGCAAAGCGCCATTCTCATGCACAGGCGTGACCGAGAATGTTTGGGAAAACGGCGACGGCACAACTAAGGCTGGCGGCGTGTGCGACTATTGCGGCACAGGCATTCGCTGGGAGTTTTGGATTAAAGGTTCCATTGCTGGTGCTAAACAATTCAAAGTCGGTTGCGACTGTGTTGCTAAGACTGGCTGGGGTATTGATCGCTTTTTGGAAGTACGCGCCGAGCACACACGCGCACGTCGTCAGGCTGGCGCACAAAAGCGTCGCGATGCACGCAAGGCCCAGATTGAGGCAGAACGTGCTCAACGCGCCGCACAACGCCTTGAGGCTACCCAAGCATGGCGCGATGCCAACAGCGCCTTGGTGGCCCGTTTAGAGACTTACAGTGGCAACAACGAGTTTCTGCGCGGCATGATCCAAAACTTGGCCCAATGGGGTAATTTGACCGCCCGTCAAGCAGAGGCCACTGAGTCCTGCTTTGCGGTGATCGACCGCCTCGAGGCCGCACGCGCTAACAGCCAGCACCTCGGTGCTATCGGCGACAAGGTCAGCCTGACAATTACCATCGAGCACATCATTGTGATCGAAGGCTTCTACGGCACTACCTTCATTACCATCGCCAGCGACGAGCAGGGCAACGCCATCACTTACAAGGGTGCAGGCCGCACCATCGGTTGTAAGGGTGAGACCCTCACCATTAAGGCCAGCGTCAAAGAGCACACCGTTTACAACGGCGTAAAGCAAACCGTGATCCAGCGCCCCAAGGTGTTGGAGGCGGCATAAAATTAATTTGTCAACCCCCTTGCGGGGTTGCGAGTTTAATGTATACTTACACCATTAACAGCGAAAGGACAGTGAAATGAATGATGAACTTGACACAACTATCTACACCGAAAACGAGGTGCGCGTATCTGTATCCGATTGGGACGACGGTGGCGCGTGGCTGAGACTGAGCGCCAACCAAGGCTCCATGCATACATCGTTGACCCGTGACGAGGCCCAGCGCCTACTGGCGGGCTTGCAGGCCATCTTGGCAAGGGAGGTTCCCGTATGACAGACACCATCAAGTATCGGGATGCCTTCCCGAAAGACTATAGGCTACCAAGGGATTGGCAGGGCATCACCCTTGAGGATATCGACAAGCAGTGGGAGGTGTCCAAGGACGTGCATCCATCGTTCGGCCAGCAACTGGGCCATTTTGCGGTGGGCATCGATAAAACATTAAAGGAGCGCAACCATGAATAAGCAGGAAATTGACGACATGATGAAACATCTGCCAAGCCAACAACCGCCTGAAGAATCGTTGCTTCAGAAGTTCGTACTTGGTATAATCTTCATTGCCTTTTTGGTGTTCTGGATGTGGGTTACAGACTTCGATTTAACTGAGCAGGAGTGTGCTCAACAATCGTCGTTGGCTTATGTCGGGGACTTGTGCGAAAAAGTCAAGAAACCTTAATGGTTTCACAATGGTTTCCAAACGCCTTGGACTCGCAGGCGTAAAAGCGAAGAGGGATTGGGTGGAAGCCCCAAACTAAGACGCATGGGGATTTGGAATCTAGATGACCATAAGGGTAACCCGCTCATCTATACGTTCAGTCCCCAGCCGTGTTGGTTGTTAAGCCAGCGTTCGAGGATGTCGACGCGCAGATTTTTCTGGCTTTCCACTGCGCCTGAGCCGAAGACCGAATCGAGGCCAACAACCTACTGGCGAAAACCAATAAGGTTTGCTACACTCGCGGTAAGACAAACCAATCAGGGGAATACGGGTCATGCCAGAAACCGCCAAGAAGGGGTCAAAAAGCCCCGTAAAGCCATCAAAGCCTAAAGTACAGGCTAAGGGTGCTACAGCGCCCGCAAAGGCCCCAAATCCCGCAAAACAAGTCCCGCTTGGTAGACCAGTAGAGTTCACTGACGATATAGCAGACGAGATATGCTGGAGACTGACTCACGGTGAGCCATTGGTGCAGATATGTAAGGACGATCACCTTCCGCACGTTGCGACAATCTATCGGTGGGTTGCTCGGTTTCCTGATTTCCGCGATATGTACACGCGTGCGCGGGAAGATCAGGCTGACACAAACGCTGACGAAATCCTTCAAATTGCTGACGAGCACCCTCCTGAGTACACCGACAAGGATGGCCGCACCACGTTGGACGCAACCTATATAAATTGGCAGAGGAGCCGCATTGAGGCCCGTAAGTGGACGGCGGCCAAACTGAAGCCCCGCAAGTATGGTGAGCGCATGGCGCTGGAAGGGGTGGAGGGCGGAGCGCCGATTGCCACGCAGGATGCCACGGCCAGCAAGTTCGAGGAGATCATTCGCAACATGGAGATGACCAAGCGTGCTGGCTGACCTGTTCGACGAACAGACCGTGGCCGAGTTTGAGACTCTGCCCGAGCACAATCGAATCGCCTTTATTGCGCACGCCCAGTGGATAGCCAAGGCGCATTCCTATCAGATACCGCCAGACCTGCACTTGGATTACCGAGTTTTCTTAATGCTTGCGGGTCGTGGGGCGGGCAAGACTAGGTCGGCCGCTGAGGCTTTGTGGTGGTGGGCTTGGACGCACCCCAACACGATGAACATCGTTCTGGCTCCTACGTCGGGTGACCTGAAATTCACCTGCTTTGAAGGGCCAAGCGGACTGCTTGCCTGCATACCAGAGCCGCTAGTCAAAGACTACAACAAGCAAGACCACCTGATCAAGTTAAGCAACGGCTCCAAGATTCGCGGCGTGTCGGCTGATTCCTATGACCGTCTGCGCGGTATCAACTCCTCGTTTGTATGGTGTGACGAGTTGGCCGCATTCAATTACCTTGGCCCCAATGAGGCGTGGGACAACATGATGCTGGGCTTGCGTATCAAGCCAGACGACAAGCCCCACAGCCAGCCCCGTGTCATTGTGACCACAACACCGCGCCCAAAGGACTTGATCCTTGACTTGGTAGGCCGAGAAGGGGATGACGTAGTAATTTCCCGCGCCAGCACCTTTGACAACGCTAAGAACCTTGACAAGGCATTTCAGAGACAGTTGGAGCAGTACAAAGGCTCCAAACTCTACCAACAAGAGGTGCTTGGAGAGGTGGTCGACCTCGAGGACGGCAAGGTGGTCTCCCGCGATATGTTCAAGATGTGGCCCGCTGGTCGCCCCTTTCCTAAGTTCGAGTACATAGTCCAATCCTATGACTGCGCCTATACCGATAAGGAATACAACGACCCGACGGCAATGACCACTTGGGGTGTGTTCAAGCCACAGGACGGCCCGATGTCTGTCCTGCTGATCGACTGCTGGGCCGAGCACCTAACCTTCCCCAAACTAAAGGAGCGGGTGCAGGACGAGTGGCGCGTGTCCTATGGCGAAGGCAAGGAGGCCAAGCGCCCCGACCTTATCTTGGTTGAGGAAAAGGCGGCTGGCCTGTCCCTGATTCAGGAGTTGCAGAAGGCGCACCTGATGGTCAGGGGATATAACCCCGGTCGGGCTGACAAGATGCAACGCCTTCAGATTACTGCGGCCATCTTCGTCGCCAAACGTGTCTGGCTCCCAGAGTCGGAGGTGCATAAGGGCTATGTCAAGGACTGGGCTGAAGGCTTCCTATCCCAGATATGCGCCTTCCCCGACTCAACGCATGATGACTATGTTGACTCAGCGACTCAGGCCATGCGTTGGCTTAAGGACATGGGCTGGCTCGACATTGACCCTGAGCCACGGTATGATGACGACGACGACTACTTCGATGCCCAGCCTGCGCGGGTCAACCCATATGCGGTGTAACTATGCCTGACTATCCAAAACTTACCAAGGTTCTTACTTCTGTGGTTAAGGGGGCTGACGAGGTTGCGCCAGCCGCCGCACCTGCTGTCTCTGCCGCTAAGGCCGCTAAAAACGCACGAGCGTTCAGCGACAAAATATTGCAGTCGACTACCAATAGTATGCTGGATGACATTCTGGCCGCTAATCCTAAGTTGACACCAGAGGCGGCTTTGAAGAAGGCGGGTGAGCAGGCCGAGCGTAAGTTAACGTGGGAGAAAGAAACAAAGCCTGCGCTAGTCAAGCAGTATGGCCCGTTGGCTCGAGCCTCTTACGAGAAAACAAAAGTCCAAAAGATGCAGAACACCAACGAGGCTGTTCAAAAGCGCATCCAAAAGGCTAACGAGTTCCTTGACCAGCCAACCGAGCCGTGGACACCACCGCGCCCAGAGTTGCAGGCGTTTGACCGCAAATCAATCCAAGACGCGTTGGAGGGGTTCCCCGGCGTAGAGCAGACAGCATTCCCCCGTGATGTACCAACCCGCGCCAGCACGTCCCATGTGGAGGGCTTGTACACCGATCCCGTCAACCGCGAGTTGATTAAGAAGCAGATCATGCGTGGCCTGCCTTTGGGTGGTGAGACCTTCTATGGTTCGCTGTACCCCATCAAGCAGGCGGTGCTTGAGGCTGGTATGCCAGCAGAGAAGTTTGACAAGTGGGTTCACTCCCTTGCGCCAGCATCTGCCCGCAACTCCATCATTAATGAAACCGCTGTCGGCCAGTTCTTACGAGACATGAATGCTCGAGGCATCCCGCTGACTGAGGAGAATGTTGCTACAGAGATGGCTAAGTACAGCCAGAAGTTTGGCGTTAGTTTGCCTTTGATGCCTGTGCATCGTCAGGGTGTGGCTAACGTCCTAGAGGGCGGGCAAGACCTACGCGAGATGAGCAAGGCCAACATCCCAACCAACTACAAGATTCCGACCTACGGCACACAGAAGACGGGCGACTTCGGCAAGTCAGTGGTGCTTGATGTCCACGAGGCCGCAGGCCAAACGCAAGGCAGTAAATACCATCCTTACTTTAAAGAGCAAGGCGGCTTTGGCAACACCGAGTACAACGCAGGTGAGCAGGGCATGATGGGGATTGCTGACGAGTTGGGGATACCCGGCGGTATGGCGCAGGCTGGCCGCTGGTTCGGTGGCGGTGAATTGACGGGCCTTAAGTCTCCTCGAGGTGATGCCCTTGACATTCTTGAGAGACAAGTTGCCTACACGCTCAAGCAACAAGGCAAGCAACCCAACCCTGCCAACATCCGCAACGAGATTCTTAACCAGATCAAAACAGGCGAAGGCCAACTCTTACCTTGGTACAAGAGCGAAGGCATCCCCGATGTCCGCGAAACTGGCCTACAACGAAAAGATGGAGGCGCTGTGAACGAGCAGTCATTTACCCAACGGCTTAATGCCGCAATTGAAAAACACATGGCCGAAGGCGGCTCCATCGACAACACGACTCCTGACATGACTGACGGTGGTCAGATCAATTACGGTGGTCAGTACAAGGGTGGCGGCAAGGTGCATATGCCAATTACCAGCCTGCGACAGATCAAGCCACGTCGATATGCAGACGCTGGGTATGTCGATCCATTGGGTGCGCCAGACTATCAGTCTGATCAGACAAAGAACCTAGCAGAGATTGCTGGGCGCATGATTAAAAGCCAAGCATCTAAAGAGGGCGCAGTTCTGAGTACGCCAGAAGGTCGCAGGGATATTGCTTTAAAGGTGGCCTCACATATGCCCGGCATGGGCATGGGTGGCGACCTTGTGGCATTGGCTGACTGGGTGCAGACGCTGATCCCCGGCCTATACGAAGAGAAGCCAGCCTCAGTGCTCGACACAAAAAGAGCGCCAGCCCCTTTCCGCGATACCCGCGAGTTGCAACGTGTTCCCAAGTTTCCTATAAGCAACATCGTCACCACGCCCAGTGGCGAGGCGTTCCAAGAGAAGTTCAAGGAGATGGGCATCCAAGGCGAGAACGAAGCGCCTGTGACCGAGTTCATTGGCTCCATGCTCGCTGGTGGCAACCTTAACAAGATTCCCAAAGCGCCTCGCGCTATTGAGGGTGGACTCAACTCGGTGACCTCTGCCGCACGTCGCCCATTCACCCCAGCAACGGCCACTGTTGAGGCCGTGTCGCCTGACTTGGCTAAGTTCAAAAGCCCAGCGTTCCAAGACTATGTGACCAAGCAAATGATTGGCAAAGATGCGGCTGTGCCTATGACCACAATGGGTGGCCGCAAGACAACGCAAAAGGCTGGGCAAGGCGCGTACCTCAATGAGGCTGGTGAGTTGGAATACAACCCTATGCTTGGCGTAACAATCCCCCGCGCTGGCAACCTATCGACAAACAAAGCCTTGCGTGCAGACATGGCAACGGCTGGACAAGAGTTGGGCCAAGAGGCGATGGCCGCTCACCGCTTTGTGCCAATGATGACCAACCAGATCAAAGATGCGTCGGCCATGATGATTAAAGGGCCGGGTGGCCGCCCGCTCACAAACGAGCAGGTAAAGGCTTTGGCAAATGAGTTGCCCGGCATGATCGCCACCCACAGCCCAGCCAATGGTGGCTTGTTGGTCGCGCCCTTTGGAATGACGAAAGGCCAAGTGCCTGAAGAGTTCTTGACCGCGCAATCGGTTGCTAGAAAGATTCTTGGCAAAGATGCAAAGATTCAATTTGGCAAAGCAGATGAAAAGAAAGACTTGATGTATATGCCGCGCTCCACTTACGTTGAAGAGGGTGGGCGAGGCACAACGGCTGGAGTGCAAGACATACGCAACAAACTAAAACGTATGGATAAAAACTTTGCAACGCAATAACAAGGAATAAATATGGCTACACAGATGCCCAACGACCCAGAGTTCGACCGCTTCATCAATGGGATTAAAAACAATCCTGACGGGGGTGCTGACGTAGAGTTAGAAGATGATATTAATGACGTTGAAGAACTAGAAGATGGCTCTGCCATTGTCCGCATGGGTATAGACAACGGCCCAGAGGAAGACCCAGACTTCTATGAGAACTTGTCCGAGTCGCTGGTCAATCTGTATGACCTTGACAAAATTGGGATGCGTTATATCGACCTGATTGAGAAGGACAAAGAAGCCCGCAAAAATCGAGACAAGCAGTATGAAGAGGGTTTAAAGCGCACAGGCTTAGGGAATGACAGCCCCGGCGGTGCTCAGTTCCAAGGCGCATCCAAGGTTGTCCACCCTGTTATGGCTGAAGCCTGCGTGGACTTTGCCGCTCGTGCTATCAAAGAACTGTTCCCACCAGATGGCCCAGTCCGCACCAAGATCATGGGCGAAGCCTCTGAGGAGAAGACCGAGCGTGCCGAGCGTAAGCGCGATTGGACAAATTGGCAGTTGACCGAGCAGATTGAGGAATTTCGCGACGAGCAAGAGCAGTTGCTTACTCAATTGCCTTTGGGTGGCTCACAGTACATGAAACTTTGGTACGACGAGCAGAAGAAGCGCCCATGCGCCGAGTTTGTGCCTATTGATAACGTCATGCTTCCCTATGCGGCTGTGAACTTTTACACCGCCCAGCGCGTGACTGAGATGCAAGACATCACAGGTATGGAGTTCAAGCGCCGTATTGACGCTGGCTTGTACCGCGACATTGATTTTATCCGTGCGACCTCTGAACCAGAGCAAACGGCATCCGAGAAGGCCAACGACAAGATTGAGGGCAAGTCTTGGAGTGACAACGAGGATGGTCTGCGCAAGGTCTACCACGTCTATACATGGTTGGAACTTGATGACGATCCTGTAACCAAGGGCGCACTCGCCCCTTACATCCTAATGTTGGACGACCTCGAGCACAAAGTGCTTGGTCTGTACCGCAATTGGGAAGAGGGCGACGACACGATGACCAAGTTGGATTGGCTCATTGAGTTTAAATTTATCCCTTGGAGGGGCGCATATGCCATCGGGCTACCCCAACTCATTGGCGGTCTAACGGCGGCCTTGACGGGCGCTTTACGGGCTTTGATGGACACTGCGCACATCAACAACTCGGCCACCATGCTGAAGTTAAAGGGCGCAAAGGTTTCTGGTCAATCACAAAGCATTGATGTGACGCAGGTCACTGAGATTGAGGCTGGGCCGGGCGTTAACGACATCCGCCAAATTGCCATGCCCATGCCATTTAACGCGCCCAGCCCTGTGCTGTTCCAATTGCTTGGTTGGCTGACAACCGCCGCCAAGGGCGTGGTCACCACCGCTGAGGAGAAGATTGGCGACGCATCTGCCAATACCCCAGTAGGAACCACGCAGGCATTGATTGAGCAGGGGGCCGCAGTGTTCTCCGCCATCCACGCCCGCTTGCACGACAGCCAGCGACGTGTGCTTGGGGTGCTAGGTCGCATCAATCGTTGGTACTTGGACGATATGCGCAAGGGCGACGACGTTGCCGAGTTGCCAATCAACCGCGACGACTTCAAGAAGAACAGCGACATCGTGCCTGTGTCTGACCCGCACATTTTCTCTGAGACCCAACGTATGGCTCAGATGCAGGCGGTGTTGCAGATGTCTGCCGCAAACCCGGGGATGTTTGACCAAAAGGCCGTGCTTAGTCGAATGCTCAAACAGTTGAAGGTTCCTGATATTCAGGAGTTGTTGCCAAACGCTACCAAGCCTATGGAGCACAACGCCGCAGACGAAAACGCCGCTATGGCGTTGGGCAAATCAGCGTTTGCGTACCCCAATCAAGACCACCTTGCGCACATCCAAACCCACCTTACGTTTGGTCTCGACCCTGCGCTTGGCTCCAACAATCTGATTGCACCAAAGTTCATTCCGCAGGCTTTGGAGCACATCAAGCAACACATGATGCTTTGGTACACCAGCCAGATGAATGGCTACGTTACCGCAGGCACAGACCTCAAACTTGGCCCATACGAAGACAGCAAACTGGCCTCCGAGATCGACAAGGCTATGGCCGTTGCATCAGATCACGTCAAGTTGGATACCGCTGAGGTTTTCAAAGGTGTTATGCCAGCCCTACAGCAGTTGGGTCAGGTTATGCAACAGTTCAAGCCGCCAGCCCCTCCAATGGACGGCGAGGCGCAGGCTGTGTTGCAGGCATCTATGGCCGAGACACAACGCCGTGCCGCTCAAGATCAAGCATCCAATCAGATCAAGATGCAAGAAATGCAAGCGCGTATGGCACGCGAAGACAAAGATTTGCAAGCCCGTATTGCCATGAACGCAGAAAACAACCTGACGAAAGAACGGATGATGACGGCGGATTTGACAGTCGAGGAGATAAAACTGCAAAGAGAGCAGGAAGAGACAGCACTCAAACTGCAAAATGTTACACAACGCAACTTAGGAGAATGACATGGACGACAAAGTTAAAGAGTATCAATCCGAAGAAGTACGTCAAAAGGCACGCAATGCCGCTGGCGCATGGATTAACGGCAGTGAATTAAAAGAGAAAGGTACAGCGACACAACCTTTGGCAAACAGCGATCATGGGAATTTCTCCCAAAACAAGGGCGTAGACAAATCCAACGCATGAGATACGTTTCCGACTTTATCGGCGCTGTAAAAGCGCGTCAAACCCAGATTGCTCAGTCGGTTGTTGCGGGTAACTGCATCGATTACGAGGCATATCAGCGGTTGGTCGGTACTTATGCTGGGCTTGAGGAGGCTCTTGACATCCTCAATAACCTTTTAAAGGAAGAAGATAAAGATGAGTAACAGCACGGTAGCGGGTAATGCCGCTGATATAGAGGAGGCTTTTCCTCTTGTAGACCCCGGTGCGATTCCATTAGGCGCTCGTGTACTTGTACAAATGAGATTAGCCAAGAAAAAAATGACCGAATCGGGAATTATTCTGCCTGAAGAAACACGAGACACCGAGCGGGCGCAAAACCCCATCGGTAAAGTCGTGGCGATTGGCCCATTAGCGTTCAAGAAACGCGATTCAATGGAGCCTTGGGTTGAGGGCAGTTGGTGTGAGGTTGGCGATTTTCTCCGAGTACCTAAATGGACTGGCGACCGCTGGACTGTTAAGCACGGAGAGGACGAGCAAGTGGAATTTATGATTATGAATGACCACGAAGTTATTGCCAAAGTCACTGGTAATCCTCTTGAGATGAGGGCATTTGTATGAGTACAGAACAAAATGCATCAGAAAAACCAGAAGTAATCACAATTCAGGAGGAAGTAGACGGTTCAGCAACGATTGAGTTGCCAGATAGCATTCCATCCCCTGATGAACAGCCAGACGCAAGTCACGAAGACTCTGATGAGGCTGATGAACGAGCCAGACGTGCCGAAATGGCCGCTGGTGGTGAGGTAAACGCAGAAGCGGAGGCAATGCGAGAGGCAAAACGCCAAAAAAGGCGCTCTCGCAAAGAATATCACCGCAATGTTGAGCAAGAAAAGAACGTAAAAATCCATCATTTGGAGCGTCAAAACCAAGAATTGCTCGAGCGAATGGCGGTTTTGGAGAAAAAGACGCACGGTTCTGAGGTTGCACGCATAAATAAGGCAATTGAAGACCAATATAGCCGCATTGCGTTTGCAAAACAGAAGATTTCAGAGGCAACAGCCACTGGAAACGGCGAATTGCTCACTAATGCACAGGAAATGTGGTTTGAAGCGCGTAGAAATGCTGAGGCTCTTGAGGGAATCAAGAAAAAGGCCACTGCACCGCGCCAGCAACGCACTATTCAAGCGCCTGACCCAACCGTACAGAACTTTGCCAACCAATGGATGTCAAATAATTCATGGTATGACCCCAAAGGGCGAGATTCCGATTCAAAGATTGCTTTAACAATTGATGCGGAACTTGCTGAACAAGGGTATACCCCCCAAACTCCAGAATTTTGGGAAGAACTTGACAATCGCTTGCAAAAATACCTACCTCACCGTTATACTGATAACACGAATGAGAAAACAATGCAACGGAGACCCCGTAATGTTGTGACGAGTTCGGGACGCGAAGCAGTATCGAGTAGTGGTGGTAGAAATACCTTCACCCTAAATCCAGATCAGGTTAGGGCCATGAAAGATGCGGGTATGTGGGACGATCCCGAGAAGAGAGCGCGTATGGTCGCTCGTTATGCCAAAGAGGCACGTCAAAACAACGGTTATAGGAGTTGAAAATGGATTCTCGTTTAAAGAAAAATTTGTCTGCTGGTGGACGCGAAAGTCGCGCAAGTCTTGATTCAAGTCGAGAGGCCCCTGAAGACCAGTTCGTATCGTCTGAGGAACGTCGCAAGATGTGGAAAGATGAGTGGACACAAAGCGCGTTGCCCAATGTCCCCGAAATTAAGGGATGGCATCATTGCTGGTTATCGACAACCAATGCGTATGACAGCATTGACAAGAGGATTAGGCTTGGCTATCAGCCCGTGAAAGCGGATGAGATGCCCGGGTTTGATAACTACCGAGTCAAGGCTGGCGAACAAACTGGTTATATTGCGTGTAATGAGATGCTCTTGTACAAAATCCCTATGGATATGTATCAAGAAGTTATGGCTCATTTTCACCACGACGCACCGCTTGAAGAGGCGAACAAGATTCGCTTACAAGCAGAGCAACAAGTGGGACGTGATAGCAGGGGTAGACCTCTGGGTCAGATTGAAGGCGATGGTATGGACAACATTGATAAGCCGATACCTGCTCCGCATTTCGCTGGGTAGGAATGTTTAACAAACAAGGAGTAAGACTATGTCTTCAACAAATGCTCCGTTCGGTCTGCGCCCATCGTTCCATCCTACGGGTCTGGATCGCGCGGTCGCGCTGGCCAACGGCATCGCATCGGGTTATAGCACTGGTATTTTGAAAGGCCAACCTGTAGCCCTCAACACTAGCGGTAACATCATTACTGCTACTGCTGGCAGTGCCTTCCAAGGCGCATTCGCTGGTCAAGAATACACCGACCTCACAGGTCGTCGTATTGTTAGCAACCAATGGATTGCAAGCACTGCATACCAAACTGGCTCACAAGTGACTTATTACTATTCTGATCCTAATATCGTTTACGACATTCAGGCAGATGGTTCTTTGGCACAAACGTCAATTGG